GTTGTTATAAATAATTTAATTGATAAAATTCTGCTGTAAGCAGGAATAATAATAGTTGTTGCAGGAGCTGTCGCTGTTTGAGTCACAGCGGCTGATTGTGATGTTACTGCAAAGCCTACGTCAGCCATATCGTTTTGTACGTCAATACCTGTTGTGTTTGATATAGGACCTGATTTAATTGGTCCTGAAAAAGTTGTTCTACCCATGATGTAATCTCCTTGTCGTTGGGTTGTCTAACCGAAGTTAGTCAAGTGATTCGTTTATATTAATTAATAGTACACAAAAAAAAAGGAGGATGCAAGAGCATCCTCCTTAAAGTTTTTATGCTTTAAAAACCTATGAAGAGCCTGGGCTTCCGTAGATTCCTAGAGGGTCTGATACGCCAAAGCTGTATCTTTCTCTAGCACGATAACGAACATTACCTGTGTCGAAATCGCCATCCATACCAGTTTCTAATGGTGTTCTAACAAAATGCTTCATACCATTAGGTATGTCAGTAAGTAAGAACCAAGCATTCGTATCAGTTAAATAATGATTAACTGAGTAACCCTGCGGTACTACTCCTAAAGACTTAATAGCATTAATATCATTATCAGCAGTATTTGGTCTTAGATCACTTGCTAGTATTCTTTGAGCAACGAACATTAGATTAGATGGTACAATAAGTTTTCTTGCACGACCTGCAACTAATAATCCACGCTCATCAGTATAACCAGAAATGTCTATGATTGCAGCTTCTAATGAAGTTTCATTAAGGTCTGCTGCTGTAACTGGTCGATTACTATTGAATCCACCATCTACGAGAGGATGACCACCACCCCCTGCTACGCCATCATTAACAGCAGTAAATAAATTTACGCCATCACCTGACTGATAAGTATTAGTAAAACCATTATTCAGAGGAAATGCAGCTTTTACTTGTTTAGTATAAGCCATAGCTCTAGCTAATGCTTTCGTGTATCTACTAGAAAGACTATCGTAAAGATTGTCCTCCATAGCTTCTTCAGTAATTGCAAAACCTAAAGCAATAGTTTCATGGTTGTATCTAGCTGTAAAAGATTCTTGAGCAGAATCATAAGTCATTGCTGCTCCTTCATTTTTTACTGGTGCTTGACCAAAACCAGAAAGTTTTACTTCTTCTTCAAATGAACGATCAGAATTTTCGGTTTCATAAATTTCCTTATCTTCTGAATCATATCCTTCATATTCCAAACCAAACAAAGCGTTTAGACCTGGAAGTAGCTCTTTGAGCATCTGGGCTCTTGAAATTGCCATATCTTATTCTCCTATACGCCTAAAGCCTTGTCGTATGAATGCATTCCAGCGTTGAATTTCACAATGAGATCAGTAAATGCATCTCCCGGTGTGCTTTCTCCGCTTTCTACGAATCCAAGTATACGAATTGGTAAGGTGTTTGTTGTTGCAGCAGTAGAGGCATCGAGAGCATTTTTACTTCTTCCGATACTTGTTGAACCTGCGGTTTGCACCACAGCTATGTTACTGCCGATTTTACCTTTTGCTACAGCACCATCTGCTTGCATTCTAAATTCAACACTTGGATCGTCTAAGACGATAGCTTCAATGTCGGATGCTGCAATAGATGTATTGTAGGATTGGGCAAAAGTAAGTTGTTTTGTATTAGGATCAGTATATCTGCATCCTAAAAAGACACCAACAGGTGTGAGTGTTGTAGTACCAGTGTCTTTTGCTACTGTTACTACGCCTCCTGCTAAAACAAGTTTGACAAAATCACCGTAAAAGATGCTTGTGCCTTCTGCTGATTTAATTGGAATATGTCTTGTTTTTCCACTAAATGAGCCACTTGCTGAAGTAGTACCTACTGGCTCTGCACCCATAGGGGTTGCTTTTTTAGCCATAATTTACTCCGTTTTATGTTTAATGTTTGCCGAATGTAGTCCTAGAAGACCTTTGCGGTTCAAGCATTGGCATTCTTGGATCACTTTCTTTCAAATAGTTATTGTCTATGGAATCTACCTGTTGTTGAGCTAATCTGTCATAATAATCTCGTCTTGCTTCCACAATTTCAGCAGGTGCTTTACATAGTAAAAGACCACCTATTTCAATATTACCTTGATCTGCCCATCTTGAATGTTGGTCACACAATATTTTAAGTTCAGGATGGTCTTCTGATTTGCAAGCATCCCAACCTTCTCTGAATCTATAAGAAACATTTGGGTTGTCTGCTTGACCTATAATAGAAGTTCTTATCCATCTAAAAACATAACCGTCTTGTGGTTTTGGATCAGGTAAAACTGATGGTGGCTGCCACGCTTTTTTTCGCTGCGTGTCGGCTCTTTCATTATTTCCACGAGCTTCTCGTGGTGTGCGGCTATCACCTTTTGCTTCTGCTGCTTCAAGTACATCGGATTCAATGTTTTCTTGTTGATTTTTGTTATCTCCAATTTCTACATTTTCAAATTTTTTATCTTTATTCATAATTATCTGTCCTTTATTAATTGAGCTGCATATTGCTCTGGTGTTATACCAAGTTTCCTAGCGAGAGAAACTTGTGTAGCTGTTAATCTAACCTTTCTAGGCTTTGCTCCATTATTTCTAGTCGCTGGAGCAACTACTTCTGACGACCTGCGAGGTTCTTCAGGCTCTGCTACTAATGCCTGTTTTATATCCTCGAACTCATTAGGGAATATTTCCCTCATGCGTAAATTAATTCGATTATAATACTCATCTGATGTTGGGTCAATACCCTCTTTCACTACAAGTTTATTATGTAAGCCATATGCAAAACTTGTCATTTCTTCATCTTTACCAAACCATTCATTATCTGAAGCCCATTCCGTGGCTTTTTTGTCTGGTGGTGCAGGTGCTTGAACTGACTGTTGTTGTGGTTGTTGTTGTCTTGGTTGTTTAGCTCTTTCTTGTTCTTCTCTTGCAATAACTTGATTTGCTACTTGTTGAGGAAGGTTTATAGCTTGTGAATGTGCAAATGTTGCATCCGTGAGGTTTGATTGAGCTTGTGCAATCGCCTCCGAGTCACCAGCCTCATAGGCTTCCTTATACGCTTTTGTTGCTGCTTTTTTTGCATACTCTGCTTTTTGTGTTGCTTGTTTAACAAGTTCTTCTTGTCCAGTTCCGACAAGCCTCGAAAGTCTTTGATTTTCAGAAACAGCTCTTTTAGCATGGTTAACAGCCTCATCCCTAAGTCGGAATGCCGCTTCTTTTTCTCGTCTTTCCTCATGGTAATCATACTTTAATTTTTTTATTCTTTTATTAGCATTTTCTGATAAATCAGATACTTCTTCTTTATTATTATCTAATGAAGCATTTCGAGGTGGCTTTCTATCTTGTTCTGGCCTGTCATCTACTACTTCTATTTCTATGTTTTCGGAGTCTTTTTTTGTGCCTACAGTAGATTTTACTCCTAAAAATTTTTCTTCTGCACTTTGTGAAGGTTCAGGTAATGATTGATTATCTGTTACTTCTTCGGCTAATTGTGTTTCGGTCATACTCTTTCTATGCCTCTAGGGTCAGCAACAACAGCTTCTACGTTGTCATCGTTAATAACTCTGAACTCTTTTCCGTGTATTTTTAATCTTGTTCCTGTAAATGCACGAAAGACAACCCAGTCTCCTTCTTTACACCATGCTCCTGATGGGAATTTCTTCTCATCATCATAGCAATCTTTACCCATTCTTAAAACAAAACCAACTACTGTCGCAATTTCTTCCGTATGTAATTCACTTTCAGTTTTATAAATGCCTCCTTTACTTTTTTCTTCTGGTTCTGGTAAAGCAATTAAAATTCTATATCCTTGAGGTTCTGGAAGTTGACTTGCTGTATCTTCTTTAACCTCTAGTTCTTCTTCTTTTCTTTTATCTATTATTTTTATTTTCTTTTTAACTGGCTCAATATTTCCAGTTGGCTCTATAACTCCCATTTAATCCTCCATCATTCTACTTTCTAAATCAGCTATTTCTCTATCAGCTATAGACAATCCTTCGATAATGCCTACAACTTTTCTATATTCTGAATATTCTTTAGCAGAGCCTTGTCCAAGATTTTCTTCAAAATCTTTTCTTCTTTTTTGTAAATTTTGCCTTAAAAGGCCAAAAGCTGATTCTGCCATTAAAACTCCCTAAATATATTTAAGTATATATTACACGAAAACAATAATTACACAATTATTTTTAAAATAATTATTCTGATTTATTATCTTGAGTAGTAATTCTTATATCTATTTCTTGTGATTCTGGTATATCAGCAGTCAACATTATTCTTGAACTACCACAACCTACAAGAAAAATAGTAACTATAAAAACAAAAACTAAATTCTTCATAATTTCTCCTATTTATTTTGATTGTTAATTTCTTTTTGTATTTCTATTGCGAGCCTTACTCCTTCTGCAAATTCTTTAGATGAATTACCTTCACCTTCCATTGCAGCTTCTAGTAATGCATCTCCAATTCTTTGTCCTAGTTTAGCACCTTCAATTTTTTCTTCTGACTTAATTCTTTCCATTTCAGTCATAACTTGAGATTTAATTTTAGCTCTGTTGTTTTCAGCTTTAGCCGCATCCGCTTGAGCTTTTCTCATTAACTCGCCTTCTTGAATATCAAGTTCTCTGTTTCTTTGCTGTATAATTGGGTCTTCCATTTGTTCTTGCATTTGTTGTTGTTGAGCTTCTTGCTGTTTACGCATTGATAGCTTTCCAGCAGCTTGTGCAACAAGTTCGGATAATCTTTTTTCTACATCTGCTGGTAATGGTTCTCCTACAGGAGGTAATGGTGAACCCATCTCTGCTTCAATTTCTTCTCTATATTGGAAAGCTAAATGTTCACGAACATGAGAATCAACCGCCATCATTATAGTTGATGAAGCAGGACTGTTTTGAGATTGTTCTTGAAACTCTGGGTCTTGAACTCCTGCCATATGAACAGCAATGTGTGCTTCATGATCTTGATACTCAAATGCTTTATTTGGTTTAAGATTAAGAAAATTCATATTTTCTGATATAGGGTCTGTGGGTTTAATATCTTCTTCCAAAGGAATAACCTTATCTACATTTTCAATTCCTAAAACTTCTAACATCTGCCTATGTAGTTCAGGCATATCATACATTTCAGGTGCTTGTTGTGCTAACTGAAGTGCAGCTTGATACTGCATAATTCTTTGAGACATAGTTGCAGCATTTGGATTACTAACAGGAATTACATCAACACGACCATCAAAGTCTTCAGATTTTAAAAATTCATCAGGTTCTTCAAAATATGGATATTCTGGTGGTGTAAAGTCATGTATTATTTTTGTAAGTATAACAAATTCCTTATGCATTGAAGAATGAAGTCTAGCTTGAATTGCACTCATTACTTTCATTTGTCTTTCCATAAGAGCAAGAGTAGTTCCGACAGGTGCTTCACTATTCATGTCAGCAACATTTAAATCACCTAGACTTGCGAATCTTCTACCTTCATCAACAATAGTTGTTAGTAAAGCGTACAAAGTTTGACTTGGTTCTTTGTAAGGTAAAAACTGTATGTTTTCTCCTATAGTTCCTCCTGGAACATCTACATCTCTAAACTCTCCTGGCATAATAGGTGTGTCATCACCTTTAATTCTAAGACCTCTAGTTTTAAGACCACCCGGTAAATTAGATAACGTACCTGCATCAACTAGCTGTCTAAGTAAAGATGTTGCAGACCTGCTTAATCCACCAATCATGTGTATTAAACCAAAACCATAAAAACCTAATCCAGGTAAATATTGATAATGAACAAAGTGTTGTATCTTTAATCTTTTAGGATCGTCTTCTTTATAATTTCTTCTTATAGCTAAAACTTTAGCATCAGATTTATTAATTGTTACTATGTATGGTAAAGCAATTCCTGTTGGCTCTCCATTGTTCATATCCTCAAAACCAAGTAAGTCTAAATCAACTTGCATTTCAAGAATGGTGTGTCTGCCGTCATCATCATAATCTACGCTTTTTTCACCAGTTAATTCATTGTATTTATCTGTTATTTCATTAATATCTGGAGTTGGAGCAGATAACTCACACTCTTTAAAAAATCCAGAGTACATTAATTTTTTAATTTCATTTTCTGATTTTTTCATAACATGAGTTGCTCTTTCGCATGTCTGAAGGTCACTTGCTCCATAACTCACAACAAAATCTTCTGCTGGAACAAATATAGAGCAAGGTCTACCCATGTTTGAATCATAGTACACTTTACGAAAAGCTGAACCTGCAAGAGGAAGAGAAAATAATAACTTTTCAGTTTCGGTTCTATATTCAACCATCTTCTCA